ATGATCCTAATAAAAAAGGAATTGGTGTAAATCCTTTAATGGCTAATCCTATTACTGCAGTAGGAGGATTAACTTCATGGGCTTTACAAAAAGCAAATAGAGATCATACAGGCACAGATACTGTGATCCAAGGAGGAATAAATGTAGCAAAAGATAGACCTGGTGGTTTAATGAGAGGTGTAACAGGAACAGTTGATTTTCTTGGAGATTTAACTGGCCAGTCATGGGATTTTGATAGACAAGGCCAAGGATTTGGAAACGTTAAATCAAAAGGGATAGGAAGTCTTGGAGAAGGATATGAATTAGTCGGTGGAGTTCCAAAGATAAAAAAAGGTTATGAAGCAATAGATGGATTAAATAAAGGAGGTGGAGCACAAAAAGAAGGTACTAGAGAAAAAGAAGATGGCTCTGCGTTTCAAGATAAATTAAATCAATTAGAAGCTATGGGAGAACGTGGTGCAAATAGAAATTTAATGAGATCTCAAATTGCTAATCTTCCATCTTTAATGGCTGCAGGTAATGTAGCAATTGCTCAAGCCAATAGAGATATTGCAAAAGCATCTAGTGAATGGGGTGTAGCTTTAACAAAACAAAAACCTTGGGAAGCTATACAAGCATGGAGTCCAAAAAATCAATTTGACTACAAACTAGGCTCTTAAAACTTATGGACTTAAACTATAAAGATGGCTTTAGGAACATGGTCTAATCCATATGGAGCACTCGGCGGTGGAAAACCTAGTACAGGCGATCTTACAATGTTCGGAGGCCCACCAGCCTCTACATCTGGCGGTGGATTCTTTAGTAAACTCGGAGGTAGCGATATGTGGGGTGCATTAGGTGGGGCATTAATAGGCGGTTACTTTCAAAATAGAGCTGCCAATACTGCCGCTAAAGCTCAATTAGGTGCAGCTAAAGCAGCTGATTGGAGAGCTGAACAAACTATTCTTGCAAATCGAGATACAACTAAATTTGGTGAAGGTTCTAAATTACAGAATCAACAATGGAATGAAATAGCTTCTGATTTTGGATTAAGAAGACAACAAGCAGCTGAAATGTTTAATGTAGGTACACTAGATCCTATGAGAGCTGCAGCATCTAGAGATGCAAAAAGAGCTGAAATTGGATTACAGGGAAGTAAAGAAGCAACAGATCTTCGACAAAAATTAAATAAAGAAAAACTCCAATATGAAACAGCTCTTAAATCAGATCAAATGAATCGAATGTTTGGTTATGTACCAGGTAACTTTGGAGGACTTGCATAATGGGATGTCCCATACCTAGCGCAAATATACTCTTATCAGATGGGCGCACAAAACCTGCAGGTGCTTTAGAAATAGGAGATAAGGTAGATACACTCCATGAGGATACTCTTAAGCGCGGAGCGCATGAAATCACCTATGTGGAAATCATTGATTCAGAAGTTTTATGTCTCAATTTTTCAGGTGAAACTTTTCACTGTTCTCCAACGCATAAATTCTATTTAGCTGAAACAGAAAAATGGGTTGAAGCAAAGGCTTTAAAACAAGGCGATAAAGTTTCTCAATTAGAAGGTGAATTAGTATTTACTAATGGAAAGAAAATTGACAATGGAAAAGTTGTCATAATTAAAGTTGATGAAGCACATACCTATATTTGTGAAGGAATTCTTTCACATAACAAAGGAAATACTACATATCATGCACCACCTCCACCTCCACCTGATACTACTTTCCAAGATTATTTAAAACATCAAAGTGAAAGAGAAGAAAAAAGTGAATATCGTAATTGGACAGATAAAGTACAAAGATACCAAGCAGATAAGGGTAAACAAACCTCTGGTAGGGCTGGCTGGGGAGATTTCAAAGAAGGTGTAAAAAGTCAATTACAAGGAAATCTAATTACTTATAATGATGCAAGAAGTCAATTACAAGATTATGCAGATCGTTATAATTTAGCTGATAATTCTATTATCTCTCCAGGACAAGCACCAAATGAATCAGGTAGTGGCACAACATTACCAAGTTATACAACACCGGAAGAATGGCAAAATTGGTCTGTCGCAGGAGCACAGAATAATTTAACAGATTTCTATCAGAATGAATTATTACCTGGTAGAAGAGATACAGGAATCAAAGCTGCTTACCAAGAACTATTAGGACGTGAAGCAAGTACAGATGAATTACAAACAGCTAAAGATCGTTTCGGATCTGGATATTATGGCAATATTGGTGATGTTAAGGAGTCATTAACTTCTGGTTCAGAATATAAAGATAAATTCCAATCAAGTTATCTTGATAATTACTATGACACAATGTTCGGCAGTGAACTACGTGATCAAACAGGACAAAGAACTGGTAAACGTACCTTTAACTTTGATAGTACTCTTCTACCTAGTTACAGTGGTGATCTAAAAGACAGAACAAAAGTAACACTTCCTGATTATGGACAATCATTCACTGGAACTCCAGGTGAAATTGATTTCCAATTAGATAATGTTCGTGAAAGTCGTAAGTTCCTTTATAGTGCTGGTCTCACTAATCTTCAAGGAGAAATTGATAAAGAGACACAGAAACTTAAGAATGAAGGCGGTAAAGAAATTACCAAGATCAAAGCAGAAGGAGATATCTATGGAAATCTTGTAGATGCCTTTAATTTCTAAAAGTAATCTTTGTTATAATTATTCTAGTTCTTATTAAAACAGAGATTTTCGTATCATGACTACTACGAATCCAAATGACGACTATTTTGATATCGCAAAATTTGAAGAACTTCTAAATAAACTAGAAGGATCTAAAGGTCGTCAGCAACGTCAAAAGTCCGTCGAAGGCCGTCGGGACACCTTTGCCGCTGGTTTGGCCAACATGATGAACAACTTCTAAATTCTTCTTATAAACGTATCTAGCCATGCCTGATAGCGTACCTACTGGACAAACTGATGTTGATGATTGGTTTGATCTAGATAAATATAGACAAGCTGCTGGCGTGGCTTATGATTTTTCCAAGAAAAAATTGGAGGATAAGGGTGAAGAAACTCGTAAGACCATCGGCTATCAAGACGATCGGAAGCGTAGAGACGAGGAAAGAGATTCCCAACAGGCCCAACGAGCTTATAAATATTGAGTTATTTGATCATTGGGTTGATAATTTAGATTCATCAATCCAAGAATCATTTTGCTCTTTTGCTTCAGATAACTACTCTGTCATTGAAATTTATCTATACTCTCGATTCCTTGGATATCGAGGAAGTATTACTGCGTGTGACTCATGGATAAAAGAACATCATACAAAACCTGATCATCGTAAAAAACTTCTATACGAAATTGATCAGATGCAAGAGGATGTTCGTAAATTACGAGCTGATGTAGAAACAGGAATAGTTAAACGTGATGCAGGTGTAGCACGTATTGCATCAATGCAAAAAGAACTCCGTGGAACTATTGCCCAAGTAGAACAATTCACAAGTACAAAAGATCGTAAAGGTCTTTTAATGGCTGGTGCTGATAGAGCAATCAGAGAATTAATGTTTATTTTTAAAGATGATCCTATTGAAATACCTTTAGAAGAAGCAACTATGAGCGTCTGGGCAAGGATGCAACTAGAAGAATAGTACAGGTAAAATAGATGTAATTGAACATATTTGGTAAGTATAAAAATGGGCGCTCAATCAGGTGGTTTAAAAAATGCAGCCTTTCAATTAGATACTAAACAAAAAGCTTATCAAGGAGCTGCTAGACGACGTACTGCACTTGAGAGAGCAAAAGGATCTTTCGGAGGTATTCCTGAACCTTTAGGTGTATTAGGAGGAGATTCTAAAGGGAATATGAAACGTATGACTCAAGATCAAATGCAAACAGATGATGGAAAAGGAATTAAAAAAGGAGGCAACCCAGAAGGTCCAGGTTTTCCTCCTAAAAATATAGATATCCCTGGACAAAATAGTAGCTATCAAGATGCTAAAAAAGAATGGGCTAATAATAGAAATACAACTGGAGAATCTTTTGATGACTTTGGTAAAAGATGGAATGAAGGTTCACCAGAAGTAGGTATTGGAGGAGGTCCAGGTAAATATCCACCACTCTTCCCAGGAGGAGGTCAAGGTGGCGGAGGGTTCCCTAATTTCAGAGCTTTCCTTGATCGCTTACAAGATGTTAAAGGAGGTAAATAAAAATGGCTAAAGGTAAACTTCCACCACAACTTGTGGAATATCTGAAAAAGAAAGAAGCTAAAAAGTCTGATGGAACAGAAATGTCAGATAAAGAGAAAAGAAAAGCAGCATTAGATAAAGCTAAAGGCTGGAAAAAATTTAAAGGCAAGAAAAAAGAAGAATCTGATAAGTAATTAGGTATCATTAAAGTAAGTCGTTTGTAATCTTACTGTGCCTTCTTATCAACACCTTGCATATCGACGCAATGCGAAGGCAGCGGCACGTAATCAACAAATTAAAAAACCAAAGAATTTAGAAACTCTACAAAAAGCGAGAGAAGATTTTGGATTCTTTTGTGATTTTGTAGCTGATAAACCGCCTGCTATACATCACAAAGAATGGAATCGTCGATTTATTACTAATGAAGATAGTAGTTGTTTAATTAAAATTGCAGGTCCTAATGTTGATCTCTTAGCTCCTCGTGGTTCTGCTAAATCAACAGTTCTTGGCTTATTAACAGCATGGGCTATTGGTATCCATACACAAGCAGGATTACCCTTACAAATTCTATATCTCTCTTATACCGTTGATATCGCTAGATCTAAATCAGCCACAATTAAACGTATTATTGAAAGTAAAAGATATCAAGAAGTCTTTCCAAAAGTACGTTTACTTAAAAATGTAACTAGTAATGAGTACTGGTCTATTGATCATAAATTCGCTGGTATAGATACTACTGGTGAAGAACAATTTACATTATGTGCTGCTGGATTAAAAGGTTCTGTTACATCCAAGCGTTCTCATCTTGTCATGATTGATGACGCAATTAAATCAGCTGCTGATATCGCTAATCCTGATATTCGTAAAACAATGCAGGAAAACTGGAATGCAGTGATCGCTCCGACTATGTTTGAAGGGGGTCGGGCTATCTGTCTTGGAACTCGTTTTAGGCATGACGATATTCATGCCACCACCTTTAATGAACAAAATAATTGGATCCAAATAGTCCTCTCTGCTATTCAAAATGATCCTAAGACAGGTGAAGAAGAATCGTACTGGCCAGAAATGTGGTCCCTGGAATACTTAAAAGAAAAAAAACGGCAATCTCCGATTGCCTTCTCTTTTCAATACATGAACAAAGTCGTCCGACAGAACGAATTGTCCCTAGCTCCAGAACTGATAGTGAAGGCAGAGATATCAACTGAATTTGATACACTCGGAGTTGGAGTGGATTTGTCAGCAGGAATAAGAGAAAAAAATGATTACACAGTAATGGTATTAGGAGGGAGAATTGATGATCGAATTCATATTATTGATTATCGACGTATTCGAGTTATGGGTAATTTAGAAAAATTAGATGCCTTAAAAGAGTTACTTAATGACTGGTCAATAATTGGGGTAGATGAAAATAAAAATTATTACCCAACTCACTCTACATGCGATGTTTGGTCTGAAGCTGTTCAGTATCAAGCTTCACTTGAAGCTGATTTCAAACGTGTTTGTCTACAAAATGAAAGCTTATATAACTTAATTTGGCATCCTGTTAAAGGATTCCGTGGAGATAAATTAGCTAGATTCCGTGGAATTATGGGTATGTTTGAAGATCGCAAAATCATATTTAATCGTTACAGAAACTTCACAAGTATGTTTGAAGAACTAACCAATTTCGGGGTTAGTGGACATGATGATTGTGTAGATGCCCTTGTATGGTTAGTAACAGGCTTAATGAAAAAAGGTCATTTACAGTTAGACTTTTGATTTAGAATAACAAAAAAGGATCAACAAGTGGGATCTGAATTTATACCCCTTTTATTAACTGCAATTGTTTCTTCTATAACAGGAGGAGGATGGGTTGCATCTAAAGTTTTAGATCGACATCGTGAACGACTAAAAGATACTATGCAAACAGTAGAAATACAAAGAGCACGTATAAATACAATCGAAGAACATGTAAATAGAATGCCTTTGGAATATGTATTAAAAGCAGATTTTGTTAGAGAGATGAGAGAAATGAATGATCATTTTCGAGCAATTCATAATAAGCTTGATAAACTGGTGGAAAAGCTGATAAGAAAATGAGTTACATTCTAGAGCTAGAAGAAAATAATTTCG